GCATTTACAATATTCATTCCTCGAATGTGTTAAAGATGGATTATTATTCTCGACTAAGTATGAATCTGTTATGAAACAGTTCGATCCACCACATGTATTTGTATTTATGAACGAAGAACCTGATCAGAAGGCATTAAGTGAAGACCGATACCATTATATTAGCCCGATTTAGGTTCACGATAGTAATTAACAATCTTAGTTGTTTCACTAAATCCATCTCCTAGTCCTCTTCCAGCACCATCTAAGGGCGAAGCCATCCAGAAAACGAAATAAATCTGTTCAAATGGAGTAGACGCAGTAGCGTCGAACGTAATCGATCTTCCAATCTTAACATAAATATCCATTTCTTTAAAAGAATCTTTATTCTCAGAAGCTTCAACAACGGTACCTCCGGGTTGTGCACCCAATAAAAACTTTCCACGTCTATGAACACGGTACTTGTCTAAGTTAATTGCAGCATGAGACCATTCTAAACCAGTCTTGCCAGTTGCGTCAGCATTCCAGGCACGGCTGTCATCATATTCCCTAAAAAAATCAGGGGAAGTAGTGGATACATCTTCATCCCCTTTTGCACTAATAACTGCCCAATTAAGGAACGCGTTATATTTATTCAGATTTCTGCAAGCAAATTGAATACGGACGCCAGACAGAACCACAGAATCTCTTAAACGCTCATTTATGCCAGGACCTTGAAAGATCTGAATACATGCAGTTGCATTAAGGAACTGGTTAGTCTTCGCAATCACATTAGCAGGCTTAACGACGGTAGTCTTAGCAGTTGCGTAATTACGCGGAAGCGCGAAAGCTCTCCTGGCAGCAAGTCTTGCTTTACCCCTCGTCATACGACGTGGTCTACGACGCGTAGCCAAATATCTACTCTTTGTCGCATAACGTCTACGAGTACCCCTAAGCTTACGGGTGTACTTTCCAGAACGTGACGCAGCATAACCACCCAAAGCAGCAGCAATAGCAGGAGCAATAAACGGCATTATATATATGAAAAAGCGCTTGAATGTGAATGAAAGCAAGAGTAAAAAAAAAATAAACCAACCAACCAAGGAGCGCCGCAGGCAAGTCGACCAAGGGGTTAGGTGCTTCCCCGCAAAATCAACCAAGGTGCGCCGCAGGCACGTGCAGGTTCAGGGGTTAAGGAGGAGGAATTATTAAAAATAGACAGCCACGAATCAACCAAACATGTGCTTACATAAGCCCGCGCGGCGTCTGAGCGCACAAGCCCACGCGGCGCCTGAGCGTACCGATCGTGTCAAATTTCACACGATTGGCGGGGATGGCCAAATCCAGTATTACGGCCATCCCCTCCACTCCGCCATTCTCATAAAATAAAATGTCCAAAGCAAAGCACTGGCAATTTACTCTCAACAACTACACGGAAGATGAGTGTGAACACATCGACGCCATGGGTACAGACCCAACGGTCTCTTATCTTATCTACGGAAAGGAAGTTGGTGCCTCTGGAACTCCTCATCTACAGGGTCATGTCTCTTTCGTCACCGAACGCAGGTTCAACCAAGTTAAAGCTCGGATTGCTGAACGAGCTCATCTCGAAGTGGTGCGTTTACTTAGCAGTCACATTGAGTACTGTAAAAAAGATGGGGCTTATCGAGAGTTTGGCACACCACCTAAAACAGCGTTGGCCGGGCACAGTAAGCGCGGCGAACTCGCTGACTTTCGAGCCACCGTCGCTGAAGGTGTATTCAACACACCTGAACTCCGTGAGAAACATCCTAATGCTATGGCACGATACCCCCATTTCTGTCGACAAGTTATCCGTGATTTGTTTCCCCAAAGCGAACAGCCCGATTTGCCCCTTCGAGCTTGGCAACAACGCTTGGTGGAAATCGCAGATGGTGAGCCTGATCCCCGAAAAATATACTTCGTGGTTGATCGCACCGGAAACTGCGGCAAAACGTATTTGGGAAAATTTCTACAAAGAACACGTGAAGCGGTTCAAATTGTCCGAGCCGGAAAAGTAGCCGATATGGCATATCAATATAAGGAGAGAACAAAGATATTAATTGTGGATGTACCAAGAAGCAAAGGAGAGCATTTACAATATTCATTCCTCGAATGTGTTAAAGATGGATTATTATTCTCGACTAAGTATGAATCTGTTATGAAACAGTTCGATCCACCACATGTATT